ACGCAAGTGCGGGTGGTGGAGACTTTGCGGAGGTAGTTGGACTTGATGAACTTGAAGCCCATGAAGGTATCAATCTGGCCGGTTGCCAACGCCTTGACGGTGTTGTAATCAGCGTTCTTGATTTCCGTGGTGTTCAGCAGGTTCGTGAGTTGCTGGGGAGAAACCACCATGACGCGAGGAGCGCCGTCCTCAAGGTCGGCGCCTTCAAGGATTTCGTTGGCTTCAAGCAGCTTCGCCAGCGTCAAGCCGGTGGAACCGTGGACAATCTTTTGATCGCTGCCGAGCGCCGTCGCCGTTGTGCCAAGCTTGCCAGTGATACAATCGTCAATGGCAGCAGCCCAAGCGATGCGGTCACAGTCACGATGGTAGGCCATCGCGTGAGACTTCACATAGTCGGAGGTTGGCAGGACCAGCTGGCCCAGGTTCTTCGCATCGTCCTCGTCGAGAATGTTCGGGATGTCGAACGTGCGGCGGAAGGCCCAGCGCGAATCCGAACCGACCTCAATCGGGTTGGTTGGCGCGATGCGTTCCGTTTTCTCGCGGGAGGTTTGAGCAGCGAGACGGTCATAGCGCTTGCGCTCACCGTCAAACATCTCGTCCTCAACGAAAGCGTCAAGGCGAGCCGACATTTGCTGGACTCGATGAATCCAGTTGGAGGAAAACTCCGTTGTGAAATGGTCAGAAATATCAGACATAATTTTGAATGGGTTAAGATTTCAAGCCATCGGCTTCCCAGCCTTCAGGCGGAATCTCCCATTCGGATAATCACGGTATCGGGTCGCGAATGTGGGCGGAGTGTCAGGGTGGATAATCCTCGCGGGTCCGCTGACGATTACAGTTTCTACGGAGTCCTTAACACTGTCAATGAAAATCTTTCACACCCGCAGCCCCGACACCAGCCGCGCCTTCATCCCCTTGCGCTTCCGGTCCTTGCCATCAAGATCATACCAGTCTGGGCGGGGTTCCGCCGCCGTGTGCGTGAATTTGAACAGCGCCGAACGGTGAGCCTCCGCCATCGTCCGCAGCGCGTCGGCGGTATGGCTTGACCAGTCGTGAACCAACTCGCCCACCTGAAGGCCGCTCTTGCGCGTGTGGTAGCACGCCAGGGTTTCCAACGCCTTCGTTACTTCTGGAGACGCCCGAAACGCCAGCGTGTTGAACATCTGCAACAGGTGATTGATGCCGATCCATTCCGTGTGGCAACGTGGAACCGCCGTCACCCCCGGCAGTAGCGGCAGAAGCTCAGACATCACCGTTGTCCCGCTTCGGCTCGTTTGGGCCGCGTCATGGGGAACGAAGTGCTTGCCGTAGGCGTAGCCCTTGGCTCGCATCATCCCCGCCCGCTCCACCAACGTCCCGTCAAAGTGCTGATCCACGTCCACAATCCGAATCTCCCGCCCCACCGCCTGCCAATACCAGACGACGGTATTTGCTGGCGCTCCCAAGTCCCAGGAGGTATTCACCAACACATTCCCGTCAATCGGCATCGGGCAGATACGCCCCTCAGTCCTCGCCCGCTCAATAGCCTCTGCATACACGCTGCCCTCAATCGGTGCCGTCCAGCACTCATCAAGGAACGTGGGGTTCTCCCGCTGCATGAAGATACCCAACACCCGCCGTTCTGCCGCCCACCACCGCCGCTGCTCGTCACTCAGGCGCACACCAGCCGACACCAGCCGCGCCTCAATCTTTGCAAAGTAGGCCGCGCTCTCCGCATCATGGGCCGCTGTTGCGCTCACGTTGCGCGGATCCACCCACCAAGGAGTAAAGTCCACCCGCCAGTCAGACGCCGTGCCGTTCAGTGATGGCTCGATGATGTCCCACAGCTTGCCGCCCTTGCCGCCCTTCCATGTCGTCTCAACCACAATCACACCATGCCGAGCAGCAGGAAAAGCCCCTGTAACGATTTCCTCCGCCCGCGCCTCGTCCTCGAACTGAATGACGCCCAACTCAGAGCACCACAGAAAGTCAGCCGAGCCGCCCCGAAACTTTGTCCCCGCGTAGAAGGTCGAAACCCCGTCACCCTCCGTCTCCTCGTCAATGTCCAGGTCCACAGCTAGCTCACTGTCATTCTCCTTCAGCGTCTTCACCGGCCACGACTCCCGCAGCGAGGCCAGCGCCACCTTCACAATGCCGTTCATCTTCTTGGCTGAGTCGTCGCCCGTCTGGTCAATGAGCGAGGCTGTGAAGCTTTTGCGGAACCCCAGGCAGTCCGCAATGAATACGCCGATGCAGGTCGAGAAGCCCAGCCGCCGAGACTTGAGCTTCACCATCCGCCGCAACGCCACGCCCCCCGTCTTGACCGCCTCCACCGCCCCCAGCAAGTCACCGAGAAGCGCCACCTGTTCCGGCCTTGGTTCAAACGGGATGATGCCCCGCCCATCCGCCGTCTTGATCTTGTAAATCTCCCCGCTCGTCAGCCTCCACATCGGGTCAGATAGGCGAGACTCCAACAGCGCAAAGTCCTCCTCAGTCATCGCCGCAGCCTCCCCAGCAGCATCGCCAGCGCCCCCGCTCCTTTTGCCTCGCTCCCGTCCCCGGCGAGATCGTTATCGAGTCGGATCGCCCCCAGCTTGTCCGGCATCTTGTATTTCGTGGTGTCGGGCGTGTCGGTGAACTCTTGGCAAAGGTCACTCGTCCTATTGACTTCACCGATTGGAGTCCTCATTACACGGGCCAAAAACTCCCGCTTCTCCTTGATGGTTAAAACGGTATCGGTTGCCGCCTGTTTTTGCAACCACTCCACTCTTGCCGCCACGTTGACTTTCTTTGACAACCTAGTTGCACTAGCGGGAGACTCCTTGTAGCCCGCCAGCACATAGGCCGCGCTCACTCCCGTGCCCTTCGCCAATAGGCACGCAAACCGCTCATGTTGCGCGTCGGGTAATGGTTCAGCGGGGTTCATGTTGGAGAGCTTAACACACGCTTCGGAATTGCCAACCTCTTCCGTAACCCACTCAAGAGCTTGTCCCATCCCATCACGCGCCTTGTCTCATCACCGCCAGCAACCCGCGCCGTGACTCCAATATTGTTCGACCTCGGCCCTTGGTCAATCACCCACTTTCTGACCGTCCCGTCTATCGCGTGCCAGGTCAGCACTCCCAGCGGCCTCCCTTCAGGAACTCGTTGCGGTTCCTCGTCAACCTCGCCGGATTGCATTCGCTCAATGCGCTTCCGTGCTTTCGCCGCATGAGCCAGTTTTGAGCGTTCCGGCGTCCAGCTTCCAGTAGTTCTTGGGCGGGATTTGCGTCTAATTCTCATGCGGTTGTGTTATTGCGTTGTTCGGTGGAATTGGAATATGCATCCAGTGCGACGGCTGAAACCATCCCCCCCTTCCTAATGGCATTTCCCGCTTCTTGTAATTGGCAACGGGTCCAATATGTGCGCCATGTTTTTTGCTCCAACCAATTACGCGAACTCCGTTTGTGGGGGCTGTGTCAATCGGCATCCAAGACGCCGAACAAGGCGCGGATGGACAATCCCCACCAGTCTCTTCTTGGGGTGCGGTTTTTGGCTTCGTTTTCGTTTTACTCATGGTCGGTGTCTTGGGGTGTTAGTGGTGGGGATGCCATCGCTTGAGCGTTCGGCAGAGGAATTACTTCGAGGTCGAGATTCCCGTTTTGCTCAGTCCACCGCTTGGCGATGCGCTCGCAATCTTCCTTAGTTCCTTTGTGCTTTAATTCACCCCATTGGAAGATGCCGAACAAGGCATCACACAGCAACCCCTCGCCGTTCACTTCGGCGAAAGATTCATGGTATTCGGGGGCATCTTCAAATGGCGAGTAGTTCATGGTATTTATCGGGGTGCGTGGATTTAGGCGTTCGACCTCAAAAACGAGGCCCACAGTTTCGGAGAAATGCCACGAATGCAGCGCCAGCAATTAGGGCGGCCAGCGCAAAGCCGACATAAAAAGGCCAGTCACACAGAAAGGCGGGAATTGGGATGGTGATATTCATACAGTTTCAGCGAGTTCTTTGGCTATACAGCCAATTTGTGAGCACAGAGTTTTATCGCCTTTTTTGCAATCGGCGCAGGCTGTAAAGGTCGAACCAGCTATGGCAGAACAACCCCCTTTCCGTTCACTGTCGGGGACCGTTGAGGCTTCGGGCGGGGTATGGGTAGGAGTGCTCATTCTGGCTTCGATTCAGGGGTTGTCTGCATTTTATCGTTAGCCTTCCGCTTCGCCTGCCACCGCACCGAGCGCAGCGCCTTGTCAGCACTTTTCACCGGCTGGGCCAATGCCGCGAACGCGATCCGAGCCGCCGCCTCGATGCTGCCCGCAAAAATCACCGGCACCCCACGCCGCGCCAAGCCCGCCACCGTCCCAATCAAGCTCTCCTCACTCATCATCCCGCGCTTGGCGTTGACCACTGAAAAAGACGCTTCCACCACCACGATTAGTTCCCGGCAGTCAAGCCGCGCCCGCCGAAGTTCCTTCTCCCATCGCTCCCGACCCGCCGTGATGGTTCCCAGAAAGTCGCTGGCCGTCTTACGCTCGATCACCACGCCGTCCTTGGCCCCTGCCACACACCAATCACCAGTCTCAATAGTGGCCCGCTCCAACCCACAGCCATCAGGGAGCCAATCAACCCACGGATGAGGCCAAGGTTCGCGGGTGTCACAGAGGAATTTTAGGGGGAGGTCAGTCATATTGATTTGATAGAAAAACAGGTTAAGGTGGGGCATGAATCAGATCAGACTTAAGGCAAGCGGATGCAGGGAGATTTGCTTTAACCACATCGAAGTCGAAACCGAAAAAGCGATTCTCTTTGACGACACCTGGATACCTCGAAGCATCATCTGGAGCAAAACAGTCTCAGAGTCAGGGATGTGGCTTGTGACCGTTCCAGAGTGGTTTGCCGAGAAAAACGGGCTGTAAGGCAAGTTTACCCGATTTGCCGATTTGAACCACCATAATCGGGTAGGTTCGAAGCCTTGTAAAACAAGGGATTGAGCGTCGAATACCCGATTTGCCCACTGTTTTAGCCCATTGTTAATTCTCTGTGTGTGTGTGTGCGTATAACAGTACAATAGGGGAAATAATCGAGTAAATCGGGTATGACCCAACCTAAAGCCTTGTAAATCAAGGGTTTGAGTATACCCGATTTCATACCCGATTATACTGGTTATAGATCCAAATCGGGTAAATCGGCTCCAAATCGGGTAAATTACTCGTCCCACGGCGCGGCCCCTCCTTCCGTTTTCAGCCTGTAACCGACCCACATTTTGTTCTGATCTTCGGTCATCCCCCTGTCTTTCAGCTTCCGGCTCAGGGATTTGTTGCTCATCGGCTTCTTAATTCCCTCCTCCTCACACCACTTCACGTACTTGGAATACACATCGGCCTTGCGGACTTTGAAACCAATAAGCGGCTCCAGATGATCCTTCACAAAGTCCCCCAGCAAGTCCGAATCCTCGCGGTATTCAGCCACCGCCATCTTGATCTTTTCAGGCACCAATTCCGTCAGCTTGCCACCACGCTCATTGAGCATCCTCAGACCCTCCAGGCACCA